CAGCACTGTTCATAGCAAGTTTAGTGCCATAAACTGCGTTATTCTGAGGGTCGTTCCAGGTGTAGAGTTGTTCTTTCATTGTTTTAGTGTTAGTGTTTTCTTCAGGTGCGGGAGAGAAGTGGGAATAATGTTCCTTAATTGCTTTACCACTTTCTACATAAACTCCCTTGACATAATTACTGTAATCTGCACGAATTTCAGTGACTTCGATGATTTTTTTACCATTAAGGAAGGTAACGTAATCACCTACCTTAATTTCATCAACAGAGTTGAACTTCATTAGTTTACATACTCCCAATCATTGAACATTGACAGTTGAATACCTTGACGAAGTTTCTCATACTCAGCATCCAACCAATCTTGCATCCTCATACGCTCAACACCATGACGCATTTCTTTCATAGTCCAGATTTTACTATGAGACCAGTTATCATTACCATTGGTCTTCCAATAGTAATAATGCAGATTTGGACACTTCTTAACGAATGTCCAACCCTTTTCGTTGATCAGGTAGTCTTTACACTCCTTGACGGTCGGTGTGTAGTGGAACATGATGTGTGTTGCGTTGATGAACTTAGTATAGGGCAGAGTGGGGCAGAGTCAGGGGCAGAGTGGACAGTTCAGGGAGTGTCCTCAAATCGTTCTTCTAGTGACTCCACTATTTGTTATCCTGTGGGCGCATTGCTTTTTTGAGTTCTCTTCTTAGAAACCATCGTTTATTTTGCGAGGAAGGTTTTCATAGCTCCACACTTTTTGCATCGTAAAGTGTACTTAATGGCGGTTCCATTACACCACCCATAGTCAAAGTTTGTTAGTTGTTGTTTAATAATTTTCCATTGATTGAAGCATCCAGAGAAAAGAAATTGAATTAGCCTAATCATGAGTCTTCCTGTGTTGTTGTTCAATCATTGTCTCTTTCAGATCCTTCCAAGTAGTAGCAATTCCATTAGTTCTTTGGCTCAATAAGGTTAGTGCGCAGCTCAGCGGCGATGGCGAGGAGTTGTTGACGGGTGAGCTGGGCCTGGTGTTGCATCCCCCAGGCCATTGCTTCTCTGCGGCTTTCAAGATCCTCTTGAGGAGTAATCTCAGCAAATGGCACCACCTGATCCGCAACAGTCTCCAGGGCGGCGGGAAGGGCGCCGTGTATCAGATTGTTGTCTATGTGATCGGCGTGCAGGGGGTGCTTACCGAAGGCGTCCAGCACAGCTTGCGCGGCTGGTGATAGGTCAGTCATCAGTTGTTCTCCTGTTTGTTGTTTCATAATGGGCGCATTTCTTCGCGAAGGTGTTGAATAACGTAACCAACGTTCACTTCTGTACCGCTGTCTTCATCCAGATGCAAGTACATTCTAGAACCTAGATTGTCTTCCAACCAAGCAATCACCTGCTCCAACTGCCGATCAGCAACATCACGCATTTGATCCTCATCGTAAGGACCATCGCCGTATTTGTAGTAACTTTGAAGGAAAGAGTCAGTCAGTGGGTGTTCAGTCATCAGTTATCCTCCTATAGATCCCACGGTTTTACTTCTAATAAATCTACAAGTTCATCTAATAACGATCCATTCTCTGAAGTACTACGTTCGTTACCACAACTATTGTCATAAAGAATCTTTGTAAGGTAGATAGCTTCTTCTTTTGTTAGCGAAATAGTGATCATAGTTTTCATGAGTCCTCCTGTGGGCGCATTGCTTCTCTCAATCTTTGTGCTGTTTCTTGTGGATTATCGCAATCGGTGTCATCTAACCAGGCAATACACTGTTCCAACTGCCAATCAGCAGCGGCACGGGCAAGCTCAAAGTCAGAAGGCAGAACAAGTTGCCCCAGTACGCTACTGGTCAATAACTTTTCAAGATCTTCTAAATCTTTGTTAGTCAGTGGGTGTTGGTCAGTCATCAGTTTTCCTCCTGCGTGGTGGGGCGCATTGCTTTCTTGAAGTCATCAAGAAAAGCTTCGATAAGAAAATAAGTGCTGTAATAATCTTCTAATACGTAATCTTCAGTATTAGTTTTTAACCATTCAAGCACCTGCTTCAGTTGCCAATCAGTAGCAGCCCGTAGATCATTTTCGGTGTAAATCCAAGTGCCAAAATCCTGGCATCCTAGTTTTTTATCGTATCGAATGATGTCGTCAGTCAGTGGGTGTTGGTTAGTCATCAGTTGTCTTCCTGTGTGGTGGGGCGCAACAATCTCTCAAGTTCAATAATTGCGATAGACCATCCGTGAGTCTTAAGATGCCAGTCATCAAAGCGCCGAATAGCCTGCTGCATCTGCCAATCAGCGCCAGCTCGCATGTTGTCGCGCCCCCAGCGGTGGACTGAATCTTGAATTTGGTCGCAGATTGCGTCAGTCAGTTGTTGTTCAGTCATTAGAAGAAAGATGCATTGACAGAAACAACAGTAGCATTCGGATTACGTGCCAGTGCTACTTTTTTTGCTTCTTGATAGTCACGGGCATGAACGGTCTCATAAAAGACAGTGCCAGCAACATAGAGTTCGACTTTGCATTTCATGGTGGTGTTCCCTTGATTACCTTTGTATTATAGGGCAGAGTCAGGGCAGAGTCAAGGACAGAGTGCCAGTTTAAAGATTGTCTAAAAATGGCACTTCATACTCTAATAGTTCTTGTGGGGGACTAATAAGATTAGAAGACTCTTGAATTGTACGATCACTCCAAGACCTATGATTACTATGAGAAAATAATTTTAATTCAATCTTTCTGTACTGACTATCAGTCGAACTTAGAAGAACATAATCCTCACCCCTATTATTTGTTCCAGAGATACGAAGATCGGCATTTTCTTCTTTCGTCACTAATGTAGTAGAACAACACATAATCATCCACTCACGAAAGATAGAAAAATCTTTGAATTTACTAGAATTATCTAGCATATATCGACAAATGAATTGTGGACGAAAAATATGATCTTTGGTAGGAATATAAGTACGATCTTGCAAACGATTCTCAAATGCATTCTTAGTAATCAAACCTGTAGGTACTGAACAGGAATGAACAAGATCATAAAATGGTCGTGTGATTGCACGGGCTACATCCTTATCAGACTTTTCATCATTCCACCATTTCAGAGTATCATCACTCATTGTAACTTGATAACACCTCTTCGCATATATTTCAATCTTCTTTCGACTTGGTGCTTTAATTGTTTTGAGTCTATCCAGTGCTCCTTCAAGATTAATGTCCGTTTGCTGCATAAAATAAATTACCTCTTAATTACTGAAATTGCTGGTTCTCCATGCTCAAAAACCGTCTCTACGACACTTTAAACACTCTTTGCCGTATTGATCCTATTATAGCATGAAACTACTGTGGAGGGTGTTCTAGGAGGGTCTGAGAGCACTTCATCTTCTTATCGTTTTTCAATAGTACAAGAGTGCAGATTGTCCATCATATTGGCAAAGCGATTCTTTGCTTTTTTGGACTTGGGTTGAACACAAATGAATTGTTTTTTCATGATTTTTGGTAAACAATGGTGATAGTATTTACATCATCGGTGATGGATTTAAGGTCGTAACCTTTCAGTAACTCAGCATTATCATGGTTTTCTCTGGTCTTAATAGCATGGCAACATTTGCATAGTAACTGACACTTATCCAACTCCGGTTTAATCTTATCTAATGTATGGTCAGGTTTGTGAGAGATATTATACTCTTTGATTGTTCTATCCTTGTGGTCAAACTGTAGGTTCTCAGTTGTACCACACCCCACACACTTTCCACCCAGATACTCTATCCTGTCCTGCTTATTACGCTCTCTTCGCCTTCTAAGACCCTCAGTCTTTTTGCTTTGGTTTGCTTTACGCCAAGCATCATTACTGGCGAGTTTCTGTTCCTTGTAATCAGAATCATTGGTGTACTTGGTGCGATGCCATATGGTAGTGGTTTCTTTACTATAATTCATAGAGATGACTCATCTATATTATATGTAAAATGAGTCATTTTCATCACCTCCGAACAACAGAATCAAGCATCTCACCACGACCGAAAACAGTATCAACAACATTTTGAAGTGACTTTTCAGTGGAAATGCCATTTTTCGAATACACTGGGACGACACAAAGTCCATAAGTTTTATCAGGAGCGGTTCGAAGAACTCTACCAATTGTTTGTATCATCTCAACAATATTCATATTGCGAAGAAAAATAACGGACTCAAGACCATTAACAGAAATTCCCTCACTCAAAATTGAATGATGAAGACAAACAAATTTTTTGTTTGGATCTTTGCCCCATGCATTCAGAGTCCTAAAAAACTCCTCACGATCAACTTCCTGTCCATCAATAATAGCACCAGTTTTTGATGTAATACTAAGGACTGAATATCCCATATCATACAGTTGAACTGCAAAATCAGTTTCTGACATCAGGTGAGTAAGTTGCTTTGTGCTCTTAACACAAATAAGAATTTTGTTTTTGTTATTTTCTTTTAATGTCCTTACAATATTATTACAATCACATTCGGAAGTAACTTCCTTAGGATTTAATAACTCAAACTTTTTTGATTTGATTTGGGGGGGAAGAATGTATCCTTCCTCAACCAACTTAGGTGCAGGAACACGATAAATTACATCACCATATACCTCAGTATCATTCATACCGGGTTTAAAAATAGTTGCAGAAGTACGACGTGTTGCCGTAAAGAAATAACAACGATCAGCATTATGACTGAAAAACTCAGTAGAAGGAAAGAAGTTTCTCTTGACACTATTGTGTGCTTCATCAAAGTAAATCGAATCTACTTTAATACCAGATTCTTCAATACGATGAAGAGAGTTATAAGTCGTAAAGATGAGTTGATTACCACCAACATTCTCAGACCATGCTTTGATGGTCTTTGCTTTTGTGGTGCTAAAGTGCTCTGTATCTCCACTATGCACATGGAGCACATGAGCATTGATGTGTTCTAGAAATTCAGAGCACAATTGATCTGCTAACAAGATTCGTGGTGCGACTACCACATGAACTTGATTGTCAAATAGTTTGAAATGTGTCTGAGTATCATGAATCATGCACATGGTCTTTCCACCACCAGTTGGAATTATGATCTGCCCACGATCATGCTTCAGCATTGCCTTGGTGGCATCTTGCTGGTGTGGACGAAGAGTGATTGTCACTGGTGTGTGGTGAACTATGGACTTATTATACATTAAAAAACCACCCCTATGAAGAGGTGGTGTGCCAGTTTGAAAACTATCCCTTTAGTATCAATTACCGATTTTACCAGTAGGAAGCATTTCCAGTGGAGAACCATTTACGATAATCATTTTCTCAATTTGACCATTAGCAAATGCTTCTTTCATGATCTCATTGCGTTGATACTCAAGATACCTGGGAGTGATAGATGACTCCAGTGCCTTGTTTTCTTCTGCTTTGAGTTTTGCTACATCAGTTTTAGTTTGCTGTGTAAGAAGAATAGTTTCATTACGAACAGTCTTTTCTTTCTTATCAGACTGAGCAGCAACAACACGATTGACACTTTCAACTAAAGTATCAGGAAGATCTGCCTTTACGGCAACAACACTTTCAACTTGAATACCAGAATCAAGACCATTCTTGATCAGTTGTCCTTGAAGATTAGTCTTAATAACTTCTTGAATCCTATCAAGACTGCTATTCACTTCCAGAGCAGGAAACTCATCAACAGATTGGTTTACAGCAGAAGCAATCAATCGACCAATGTAGTTGGACATCAGTTGAATCTGTCCATTCCTATACATATCATGATTAGACATATCGTAATCAGTATAGAAACGATAGAGAGAACCAGGATTGATGGCATAAGTTACAACCACATCCATGTCCTTCATGATTGTGTTGTCTTTGGTCTTCGGACGAAGATCATTCGCAGCAACAGTAATCTTACGAGTATTGAAGGTTTTGATTGAACCCAATCCATCGAAATGAATACCAGGTTGAATGATACTGTCTTTTACCTGTCCATCAAAACCAACATAGAGTCCATTTTCTCCAGTTTTGAGTGTGGTGAATTGACCTGCGGTAAGAGTAAGTGCAAGAAGACCGACACCGGCACCGATACCGATTTTAACGAGTGTGCTCATGATAATAAAAAAAGATTAGTCGTTTGTAACAGCAGCATAGATAATGACTGCTGCAAGAATTAAAAGAATTAGAAGAGGTAGAATCTTAAGAAAGAATAATGCTACCGTAACTCCTCTGAGTAAAAGGATAAGGAGAATTATAGCAATGCCTGCGATAATTCCTAGTGTTCGTGTGATCATGCGAGCATTGAATGGTTGTCCGATTGACTACTTCGTAAGTATACAACGAAAACTGAGACCAGGCATGAATTGGTGTGACAGTTGTGGGAGTGGATTTCTTTAAGAGCTTAGCCCCTCCTCTTCAACCCTAACAAAGGTAGTCTACAGGGTTTTTACGATAGTGTCAAGCTTGTGCTTCCAACTCCAACAACATTAAATGTTAATGTAGAACCAGTGACTGATATTTGGACTGGAGTTGTTACTCCAATACCACTTGTAAATCCATCAGTACATGTTGTAACACCAGAAGAAATACTAATACCACCGAGTCCTGTTATAAATTTACCATTCAGATCTAAGTCACCACCCAACTGAGGAGTAGTATCTCCTACAACACTTGTTGTTATACCAGTCAGCGATGTATAGGGATAGTTAGTAGCATTAGTCAAATCAAATGCTGGAGTATCATCAGAAGCACCTAAGTCAACAGATACCCCACCATAAGAAACACTATCATTAACTAACTTAGAGTTATCAATAAAACCTGCTAACTGTGTATTGGTTATAGTTCCTGTAAGATCAGTTGTTGGTAAACTACCACTAAATGTTGTTGCTGTAACAGTGCCAGAAGATTTAATATTTCCATTTACATCTAGTGCTTCTGTTGGTGCTGTACTTCTAATACCAACAGAATTGGAAACATATGTATTACCTATTACATCTAATTTTTGTGTTGGTAAAATAGTTCCAATACCAATCTTACCATCACCTTTTACAATTAACCTACTTTCTCCGGCAGTTTTTACAACAATAGAAGATGCTACATTATTACCATCAATACTATCTACATCAAAAGCAATTTGACCTGAAAAATCACCACTATAATCACTAAGAGAAATAGTAGTTCCTATTCCAACTCCATTTGGTTTATATGCTCTTGCAGTTAATCTGAATAAATTGTCTCCAACCTGAACTGGTTCTTCTTGGTTTGGTAAACCTCTCGACTTATAAAATACTAAATCTGTACCATCATTATCAGGAGAATTTTGTTCTAACCACCATTGATTACTAACTTTCTTTGCATGAATACTAGTAAATGTATTATCCCAATGAAAATCACCTATCCTAATTCTGTTTCCAGCATCAATACCACTAGGATTGGTAACTCCAATTCCTGATATATGAAATTTAGAAGTTGGATTTGTGGTATGGATACCAATTTTACCAAGAGAAATTACATTTTGTTCTACAAATATGTGTTTTGTTGTAATAATACCAACAATTTTAGTGTCACCATGAACACTTAAAGAATAATTTTTAGGATTTGATGTTCCTATTCCAACAAGTCCATTGGAATTTACTACAAACTTATCAGTATCTACTTGTAAACCATTTCTAAAATTGAATGACTTTCTAATATTTGCCATTATTTAATCTTTTACAATTATTTATTCTTTAATTGATGCTCAATCGATTCGACCTTATTAGAAAGTTCTTTAATAGATTCTACAAGCAGAGGAATTATCTTTTTATAATCAACGGCAAGATAACCATCATCTCTTTCCTTAACTGCCTCAGGAAGAATTTTTTGAATCTCTTGTGCAATCAATCCAACATCATGACCTTCTTTATTAGAATTTTCATTCCAATCAAAAGTATTTCCACTAATCGAAATAACTTTTTCTAATGGATTATGAATTGGGATAATATTATCTTTTAACTTCTCATCAGATGTTGAGAAAGAATTTACATCTCCAGTAACATCAAGATTTCCAGTAATACTAACTCCTACTCCATTAATAATTAATTTATCTGAAGAATATGCTTTTAATATTAAATCTTTAGAATCAATTTCTTCAATATAAGAATTGCCGCCAGATTCATATACTGAAATACTATTAATTCCTAATGTTGATGTTGATTGTTCAAAAGTAAATTTATTATCACCATCAAGAAAAGAATTGGAATTTGAAAAAAGAACTTGTTTTGGAGATATGTTTATCAAACTAATAGATAAACCACCAAGACCATATATTGTTCCTCCAACATATAAATCTTTTCCAATACCAACTCCACCTGCAACAATAAGTGCTCCAGAATTTGTTGCTGTTGATTGTTTTGTATTAGAAACATTTATTGCTGCAGATCCTTCTATTCCATTAGAATTTGTAAATCTAGTTTCTGAATTAAATGTAACAGATCCATCAAATTGAGAAAGTGATTGTCCAGAGTCTCCTCCTTCTACAATTAATCTCTCCTTAATTGTGACTTCATCAAATACTTCACTTAATCTTGATACACTTTGTCCAGTTACAGTAGGAATTGGGGTATCAAAAGTTGTTTCCTCACCTGTTGTAGAAGACTTCTTTTGATTGCCAATAAAGAAATCTCCTTTATTGTTCATACCATTATAAACAACAATACCAGATGATCTTTCTTGAGATTGAACTAAAAATTCTTCTCTTTCTGATAAAGTTTTATTCTGGACTTGTGGGAGTGCTGTAGAATAATTTCCCGGACCATATCCAAGATACTCAAAAGTATGTCCAGAAGCACGAATAATTGATGGTCTACGAAATTCGACCGCAGGAATTTTAATTTTAGTGATTAATGAATTCTCAGGGTGTGATTTTTGTTTAGATGAAAATACTCCACGAATCACTGTAATTTTATCCGCAGGAACTCCACTAAGAGAATTACTTGCAATTCTCATGATCTCACCATCAACTTTAATATAAGAACCTAGTGAGAATCTTTCTGCAGTACCAATACCAGAATGACTAACACTAAATTGCGTTTCTGAACTGTCTATACCTCCAGATTCTGTAAGAGTTAACTTTTCTCCATCAAAGATAGTGATTCCTCTTACCTCAAGATTTTCATTTGAACCATCAGAAATACCCGCATTAGATGATAATCCGTGCTTCAGAATAAATCCAGAAGTTGATCCCATTACACCAGAAATAGTAAAGGTATTAACATTAATTACACTATCAACAATATAATCTCCAAGATTATTATTTGAAGAGTCAATTGATTTAAATCTATTTCCAACTACCAATCCATGACTAGGTGCAGTAATTGTATTGCCAATACTGGTGAATGATGTTGAAGGTGCAACTAAAAGAGCATATTGATCTGTAACAATAACTGGTTCACTCGTAGACCTTTCAATTGTTATTTGATTTGCAGAATTAACTGCTGAGATACGATGATAATTATCTGATGTAGTTCCAACACCAGTAAATTGAACAACTTGACCTATTGGTGAAGAAATTCCATCAGAAGCAACAGTAAAATCATTATTAGATCCAGAACCAATAATATTAGTATCTAAGTAATATGTTCCGGCAGAATATCCAGATCCTCCATTTATAATTTCCGCAGATGTTATATTACCTGCACCGGAAACAATCACTTTCGCAGTAGCACCATTCCAAATTGTTAATAAAGAATTATTATAAATTTTTACATTATAATATGTTCCGGCAGTAAATCCTGTTGGGGAAGCATTAATACTTCCAATTACAATACTATTAAAATTATGATTTCTATCGAAAGTTATGATCGGATTAGTAGTTCCCGCACCAGAAATTGATGAAATTTTATTTCCAATACCTAATGTTTTGACAAATAAATCAATACTTTCTCTTGTAATACTATTTCTGAGATCATTTGTCTGAACATCTCCAATTGGTGATCTTAGTGCATATGATTTTGCAGATCTTGGGTTTTCGCTAATATTATCTCTATCATTTTGTGGATATAAGTCAACTACATTTTGTCCATATTTAAGATCTGTAAATTCAGTTTGAACTTGATTATTGGAATTTAATACATAAAAATTATATACACCATTTCTTTCTCCTTCATCATATTCTGAAATAATTTCATTTCTATAAATGTAGAGATTTGATTGTAAATCATTTCTCTCAAATCTTGGGAGTGATTTTGTTCTAACAGAAGTGTCATTTGTAAAAGATCCAGGAGTTAATTCTGTATCATAAGTAAATGTCAATTCATTGGTAATAGAAGTTACGGTATGAGTTCCATTATATGCAAGACCACTAACACTAGAATCTGTAACATTTTTAATTATTACTGTATCTCCAACATTTAAGTTATGAGGAATTTCTGAAATTACTGTTACCGTTGGTGATGAGAAAGAGCAAGTACTAATAAATCTTAGATTTTTATTATAATCAAAATCTGTAGAATCAATAGTTGTTTTCGTTCCATCATCATCTTCAAAAAATCCTGTAGAACTTGATTCTTGAATAACAAATCCAGGTTCTGGATTTTTTCCATTTGTAAGTTGTCTCGGAACTACTACCCTGACCTTATAAATTTTTTCATCAAGACTTCTAGAATCAGATATTCTTTTAACAAAAAGTGGTTCTGTTATTCCAGATCCAGAAAGTTGCGGGGTAATTAAATTATTAATTACATTGATATACCATTGCTCACGAATTGAATCCCATTGAATTGGATGTCTAACATCACCAGATGATTTATCAGAAACTCTTGATTGTATTTTTAAATTAGTTCCACCAAAAACATTAATTTCTTGACCAGAAAGTGCTTCAGACTCTGTTGCGGCAAGTTTAATTGTATTATTTGAAGGAGTAATTGCATAGTAGATTACATTTGTTCTTAAATTTTCTGGAAGATCTGCATCTTCACTAATAATAATAACTTTTTCGCCTGTAGATAAACTATGAGTTCCAGAAGAAAGAGTGAATATATTTGAAGAAGGTTCTCCTACAAGATATTCTTCAAATGAAGATTGATTACTAGATGGAATTACAATATCTGCAGAATATTCTACATTATTGAGAGTTAAATAAAGTTTATCAGATACTCTTGCTCCAATACGATATCCTTGTGTTAATGATGGTGGAGGGACTGTTTCGTTTTTAAATCCGGCAAGATAAATTTTATTACTATCACCAACAGATGTTGTTACTCCATCATCAATTGACAACCAATCAACTCTATCTTCAATTTGATCAACTGCTCTTGGTGAAATAATATGAGTTATAAATGCTTTATTATCTTTATCAAATGCTGTTTTTTTAAATCCTTCAGAAACTAAAGATAGTTGACCAAAATTTGAATTAGAGTTCGTTATCGATGCATCACCACCAGATTCGGAAACAAACTGCGTACTATATCCAATTGCAAAGACTGATACTATTTGTAAAATAGCATCATTTTTTATTTTAATATGAGACTGTTGCCAATCTTTCCTATAAACCGAATCAGAATCTAGATGATAAACTATTCCACTCGAAGAAGAATTTGCCGATAACTCACTTCCTGACTGTTCAGTGATTGTTAATCCACTATAAGTTCTACCATTAGATGCATCATATTTGACAAAAGACCTATCATCTTTTTGGAGGCTAATTCCAGTGAATTGACTGATCACAATGCTACGGAATCCAGTTGCCTTGTTTCCATCAGCAATTAATCCATTCATCCCCCAAACAGATCTCATGCTCACATTAAAAACATAAGGAGAGGCACCAGATACTGTATCAGTATCTACATTTACTATTCCTTGACTCGTTAATGATGGAGTTAAAAATCTTGGATCAGATTCAATTACATAAGTAAATACACTATCATTAGTATCACTAATTGATGCAACTTTAGTTGAAATATTATATTGATCTTGCGAAACACCACTAATACGAATTGGAGTTCCTTTATCCAATCCATGAGGAGTAACTGTAGTAACTGTAATGACTCTTGATGCAGTTAATCCATCACCGGATATGATAGATGCAATTGAAATAGGATCTGCGGAAAATGCTCCAACAATTTCATATTCAGGTCTTCTTGGACTAAATCCTTCAGGATTTTCAAGATACTCATCCGCAGTATTAATTCCTCTACCCGAACTTGAGGAATATGCATATGACAATTTGGCATAATACATTTGAAGGTCGGTCAGACCTTTAGTTCCAACTTCATTGACACCATCGGCATATTCAAATACTGATAACTTATGGTGAGAAAAAGTTGGGATAGATTTAATATCAAAATTATCTGGTTGCGTGTAAACAGTTCCAGAGTCATCCCCATCAAAAATAGAGAACTGCCAAACATAACAAGCTCCAGTAAGCCTTAAAATTGCACTATTAGAAATTGAAGAGAATGTTGGGTTAGGAACATAAAGAGGTCTTATTTTAGTTTTTCTTAAATCAAGACCAACAATTGAAGTTCCCCTAGGAACAATTACACCACCATAAACACTATTAAACTTATAAAGATCATTATTTTTGTCTGTTAAGTCTAAATTAGAATTTAATGATAAATTAAAAGTACTTCTAGAGGAAGAATCTCCTTCAGAGGTTATAACTGCTCCTCCACTGTCAATTGTATATCCTGGACGATTATCTATAACATGACTTCCAGGCATTAAGAGAATTGTAGTTTTCTCTACTATATCATTACTACTTCCTCTGACATATGAGAATCTTGCAGATTCGATCAGTGCTCTTTGAAGAGTCTTAAATGGACGATTTAGTGAGTTTCCTTGATTATCAATACTATCGGTAGAATCTAAATCGGAAGGACTAACGTAGATTATACGACCATCAGTATTTTTGATAATTGAATCTAATTTATTTAATGGCAATTTTCCACACCAATTACTGTTCCTATGCTTTATTTATTATCTTAGTAAATCTTCTTCTCCATTATAAAAACTTTGTATTTCTTCTGGCAAATTTTCAGGATTTAATATCTCAATATCATCAAAGCAAGGATGACAATTTTCCAATATCAAATAATTGGAACCCTTGTAAATATCTTCTACAGAATAATCTTTATTACTATATGCCTCTCTTACTATTTCTCTATCATACAAATATCCTACAGGCAAATCATCAAATGTAAATGGAACATCATTCAAGAAGAACATTTTGACTATCATCTTATAGTCATTATACCAACACTTCTTAGTGGTTATTACATAAGACATAATATTATTCTTTCTTTTATTTATTTTCTTTTTCAGCAACTCTTGCTTCTAACGATCTCAAGTATTCATCTTGTGCTTGTTGTTCTCTTGCTTCTCTTTCTGCTTCTCTTTTTGCTTCTCTTTCTGCTTTTCTTTGTTGACGTTCTTCTATTCTTTTTTGCGCCAGTTGTTCCTGTTCTTTATTTCTTGCTTCTTGTTCTGCTTCTTGTTCTTCTCTTCTTTCTTCAGAATCTTTAGCATATTCTTCAGAATCTCGTGCTAAATTATCCTGATAATTTTGAACATATTCTTTTTGTTTATTTGCAAGTTCAGCACGTCTTTGTGCCATATCTTCTGAAAATTGCTGAAAATATTTCATAGTCTTTTTGACTATTTAGAAATGCGAATAGGGAGACTACTTTTTATTCTTACCACGATAAGTATCTGTTTGAGCATGGCAGTTAGGACATAAGATGCGAAGGTTGTTTATGGTATTATTATACCTGTTTCCATCGATGTGGTCAAGTTCAATTGGAGTGGGTTTACCATTCCATTCTGTAATACCACAACCTTCACATTTGTGTTCCTTTAGACCTTCAGAAATCAAACGCAACTTAAGTTTATGAGATGAATGATAGGAGTTTTCTGTCAAATAATATTCGATTGGTTTTGTTGTATAGGTATGAGTTTTACCTTTTAGGTGAGCTTGTCCGTGCATATGTTCCTTTGTTAATCCCAAAGTCTCTGCTTTTCTTTTAGCACAAGCATAATTGCCTCCTGCCTCTCTCAATCCAATCTTACTAAGAACTTGTCTTATAGATCCACTATTAGTCCATGCTTCTATAAATTCCTCATCGGTATAGTTTTTATATTGTCTCATTACTTAAAAGGCAGACTTAATACTATTTAGTAAAGTTTGCCTTTTAATACCCGTGATCGGACTCGAACCGATACTGTCGAAATTTTAAGTTTCGTGTCTACTGCCAATTGGACTACACGGGCAAGACATTACACTTATCCGTATGCTATGTGGGCGTTACACCCAACATACTGACAGTTTGTAATGGAGCAAAAAGAAAGTAACCAACTCTCTAGATCACAGTGTGGTTAGCACCGTCGCGGGCGAGCTCATTCCCCGTCTAATACTTCTTGAGATGATCGAACTCTCGATGAGACAATCATAACACTCAGAGTGCTGATTGTCAATACAGGCTACTGGAGTCGAACCAGTTTTTTATCGTTTATGAGACGATCGCAATTACCGAAGTGCTAAGCCTGCTCGTTTAGGAATTCTTCCCAACTGTCCCCATAGTATATCATATTATGGCAGTTGTGGCAAAGAAGGTCACATTTATCAACTTCCTCCTTAACAAAGTCCCACTTTCTATTTGCAAAGGTTCTCCCATCAAGAGCAAATGATTTTTCTGATGGATCTCTGTGATGAAAGCATAGAGTTGCGGGTCTATCTTCACCACAAGTTTGACACTTACCACCTTTGTATTGAAGTGCTTTCCATTTATTGGAATAACCTCTTGCTTTTTGTTCGGTATAAGTGTTTCTGTCTTTGATTACAGGAAGGCACTAATCGGGTGCAAAGAGTTTATAAAACTCCCCTGACTACCAAGTCTTACGAGCAGATGATGAACTACTGAGATTCGTTATTATTCTCAGTGTATATTCGTATAAGTTCATCATTTGCAGGTATCATTATTGCTGCTGTACCATCTTCTTTGACAATGCCAATGTGCTCTCCGTTTTCTACCCTCTCAAGGAGGGAATCGAAGTTTTCTTCCCATTCTTTCAAGGTAAAAACTTCCATTTACACCTCCAGTGGTTCTGCATAAACCAAAGCATCTTTGGGACAAGTATTATGGATGACCTTAAGAACATTCATGAACTGGTCTACAGTATCACAAACAATTTCTTTGGCGTCTCCTTCACTAGAATAGATGTAGAATGTGCGTTTGTTAGGGTCTACAACACATTGTGTGAGAAACTCGTCTTGCATCTTGCCTTGGTTGCTTACCTTGATATTATAAGGCATCTGAGTGCTGGTGTCAAGTGTGCCGGTTGGAGATGTGGTCTTCAACTAATTGCTTCGACAGAATTCATTGCATCAACAATTCTCGATTTACTTTCTGCTGCTCTAGCATCTGCATTTTCATAAGTCCATACAAATAATTGATATTCAGTTTTCATAGATTTTATCATATTTATTTCTTCAATTTTTTGATTATTAATAGAATTTCTAAGATTTTCAATATCAGTGGCTAATTGATTTACAGTATTGATAGCATCGGTACATGTTGTCAGACCTAATGGTTGTGTAGGTGAAAGTTCTTTAAAAGTTACTCCTACACCTGGATTTGTTATGACATCTCCTTCGGAAGAATTAATTTCATAATTTGTTGAATATCCAATACCCACATTACTTGTAGTTAATTCAACATCCGTTGGATTTTTAAATGGTGCTTCTGCAGAAGTATCTTCTATATTAGGATAAACACTAGCAAAAGCATAATCTTCTACTACTTGATTACCTACTCCTATAACTACACCATTTACAGTAGCATTATATCCAGGTGTTGTATTAATACCAGCAGAACATCCTGCTCCAATAGCAGCACCAATTGTATCTAAAATTTCTTGCTTCTTCTGATTTATATTTCCTATTATAGTCACCAATTCTAAATCATTAGGTTCAGTTATTTTGGCAAAATTTTCCAATTCTCCTTTGTAAAATTCAAGTTCATCATCTCTTGCCTCAAGATCTTTCTTTACAGGAGATGGTTCTGTAGTTCCGGTTTCAATCCATTTCCCATCAGATGTTGGGTTAATAGAAATAACACTAACTTCTTTTGGTGATTCAATACCTTTACTTGCATCAGTTCCAAAATTTTCAACCGTCTCTAATGAGAATTTTAATTTTCCCATTATTCCATCGGAAATTGCCATTTTATAACATATTTTTTATGATACAATTATTTAGATTCATATCTCTAACCATTGTGATGGGTGAGGACATCCTTGGTGATAATCTGGATTATTTTTAGATAATGTAGTGCGAATATCACCAGCAATTACGATTCTTTCACTTACTCTTTTTGTAAATTTTTGTGTTTGGTGTAGAATATTACTCGGAAACATTACCACACTTCCTTCAATTGGGGTAATTGTATAGTGATTGCAATTATACTTATTAAATCCTGTAATCGTATTTTTATATTTTGAAGTTTCGAATAAACCTCCAGAAAATTCGTTTTGATTATTTTTTTGAGATACACAAAATTTGTCTGATGTTGAATCAGTTTTAAGATAATACACAAAACTTATATTAGATTCATTATGATAATGTGGGTTTAGTTGTGGAGTAATATCATCAAAATGGCATCCAACCCATGACTTAACAATATGTGAATCAATCAATTTATGATCAACATTTAAATGTTCAAGATATTCTTTTATATTTTTCTTTAAGGACTCAAAAAAAATTTTATAATCTGGATTTAAATGTGCGAAAATTTTTCCTGAATATTCTGGACTTTCATTTTCATACCCATTAAACCAATAATCACGAAGAGAATCTATATTCTTTTCTTTAAATTCTTCATGACAGTCAACACTTCCTTGATAAACAATCAAAGGAAAAACTTCATGAACTTTATTCATTTAATATTAATACGGCATTCCCTATTATCTCCTGGATAGTCATGAATTGTCAAGCCTTTATATTCAGGTATATTTTTTGTAGTATCTTTCCTTTCTCCATATACATGATAAAAACAATCAATAGGTTTATCATCAGATTCTTTTATATGTATTTCTTTATTATTAAATTTTTCTACATTAAGATGATAATGTCTAGATCCAATAGGTTGCAATTCTACAGTAATACTTTCTTCATCAACTAAATCTTTCCAATAATTGGGCAATTTAATTACATTAGAGTCTTTAAGTCTACCTCTTACAAAAACATCAGCACTAGGTCCTTCTAGACAAACATATCTTAATCGATGATCTTTTTTGGTTGGATGTGGAATGTCGAAATTTTTCTTAGAGTCCCAGAATTTCGTTGCCGGATCCCAATCCCTACCATTTAATTTGATAGTTGATGCATTAATATCAACAAGAGCACCTGCACCAATATTAGTATTTGTTACAGATTGAACGGAAACTTTTCCTGCAGAAATTTGTGAATAAACTGCTCCAATCAACTGTAAATTTGAAACGTTTGTTCTAAATTCTATACCCTGAACAGAAGATCTTCCAATTACACGATGATCACCAACATAAGTAGTTATTGATTCTCGATGATAATTTATATTTCCTGGTGCTCCGCAATAAGCAAATACATTTGTTGGGTTCATTCCAACATTTATTGCCCCCTGCCCATACACAAGTAATGAAGATTTTCCTGTATAAGCATTATAAATTGCTCCTGATCCTGGTCTCCAGAAAGATTTTGGAACTTCTAAAGAACTTCCTTCGACTGGAAGAGAACTGAAACAATCAAGAACACCTGTTTCTAGTTTTTCGAATGGCATAATAATCTCCTATTTACAACTATTTGCAATACTTTCAATTAAAGATGCAACATTAATTCCAGAAAATATCGAACTTAATGCAGAAAATGGAGATCCTTGTATAATATCTTTAGACAGTAATCTTATAAATCCTGTTGCATTAAGTGTAATACTATCAGATGATGTCACACAAACTTTACCTCCAACAAGATTAATCTGTTCATTTGCTCCTATAATAATATGGTCATTTGCTCTTATCAAAACTGAACCATCACTATCTGGACCAACAGTTTCAATGTAAATATTTTTTGCTCTTAATTTTATATTGCCATTTTCTGCAGTTAATACAATATCACCATTCTCGGCATTAATAGATTTTGCAATATTTTCTTTTTCACTTTCATTTCTATCTTGTTTAAGATTTGTCCCTACTATTTCATGAGAAGATCCAGGAACAATTTCTCCTTTATTCCCTGTCATTGTATATGTTTGATTATGCCCTGCTTTAAGGCTCATAATCATATTTGTGCCTATGTTTTCTCCAATTTCACCTTCTTCACCAATAGGACCCATTAAAATAGTTCCAAATTCATTATCTGTTATAATTTGTTCTGGTTTTTTTGACATTTAACTTACACAATCTACAATACGAACAACTTTTCCTCTAAGAGTTGCCAACTCTTGATTAGTTGGTATAGGTTTCGATATACTCGAATCTATCTCAACTATATCTATACCATCAACAACATCTGGAGATTCTGGTATTGGTATGAATGAAAGTTTAGGTTCGATAACAAAACCTTCACCAGTAGGACTATTTATTTGTATCTCTGGATAACCGGAAATACCACAAATAGTATCTGTTAATTGAATCTCTAAGATTTGACCAGTATCTGATATTCTCACATTTGCTTGTAGATTTGGAATATCTGGAGTAATAGATATGCTATCATTAACACTATATCCAGTTCCACTATTTGAAATTCTAAATCCATCTAAACAAACAACAAAATCACTCGAACTATCGATAGTTTCAACTGGTATTCGGTTAAATTCAGTTGAACCATCTTTTGGACGAGCCCATGTATTTGATGTCAAAACTATCTCAATTACTTCACCATCTGATGCTCTGCTTCCAGTAAATCCAGAACCAAACGAAGCATTACTATTTCCACCTGTATCACTTAGACCATTATTAGTTCCACCTGTATCAGAAACAACAGCATTATTGGAGGAATTGGATTCACTAATTACTGCATATCCAGTCGTAAATGTATTTTCACAACTATCTACAAAAGCAACAAAAGGAGGTGTTTTGTATCCAGAACCACGATTTGTAATATTTACTCCAATTATTCTTCCAGTTTGATCTAAGATAGTTTCTCCTGCTGCTCCAATTCCACCACCACCAAATATTTCAACATTCGGAGGACCACATTCAAATACTGATGGATCACAATTAGTTTCTCCAAGAGAATCTACAAATCCGGCATCTCCAATTTCTTGACCAAATATTTCAATATTACTTGTATAATCATCAACACTTCCAATAACACCTTCTGCTGTCGGAACATTGACAAAATTTTGAAATTGGTCAATTTGAGATGGTGTTGGACCACCCCAAGGACTGGCTTTAAATTCCTTTATTTCTGGGCAATTTGGTTTTGCACATAAGAATGATTCAAATCCTAAAATATAATCAAGTGCTTCGAACACACTTCCAGAAACTTGTACTATTCCACCAAGAACATCATTAATTTCATCCAATAAAGGTCCTACAGCTCCGTCTACAACTGCGGCAATATTATTCACAAGAGCATTTGTAAATTGTTGTGCTGCACAAAAAGGAACATTAACAATTTTACCTACCAACTCAAATAAGAAATCTGTAATCAAATTTACAAGACCATTAATAATATCTTTAAAGGCACAAAAAATATTATCAACAATTATTTGAATTATACTATTTTTAACACTTTTAGCAACTACAGGAAGAACTGTATCTATAATTTCTTGAATCTTGCCATAAATTTGAGAAATTAAAAAATCTCTCAATCGATTTATTAGAGTTTTAAGAATTCCACCAATAATTTGTGCGGTGCTTCTTATTAAAGAAGTAAGATTTTCTAATTTATTAATAGCACCATTTATATAAAGATCGGCATATGCTTGTAATCCTTTGACAGTATTAAAAAAGTTACTTAATGCTGAATTAATTTGTGATAATTCAGAGTCCCCACAAGGATCTGGTAAGGGTCTAATTTTTTCATATAGTTTTATTGCTTCTGCAAAAGAAACAGAATTGATAAATTTTTCATTAAATGGAGAATCCTCTAAGTTCATCCCCTTAGTGGTTTCTCTGGCGTTTGATAATGGTAAAGTTGTTCCAATTCCAGCAGACATTTATGATTTTACTCCTTTATTTTGATATTTATTCACTTTTTGGCATTTTGATAAAAGTTTGGATTGACATTTTGATATAAAGATCTTACGTCTCCAGAAGATGCAATTTGTGTATCAATTGAAGGATTGCTTGGTTGATATCTTTTAACCGGTTTACCATAAGTTGTTCCATTTATAGATTCTCTAATTTCTCCCGGATAATTATTACCAAGAACTTGAGTAATTACTGGAATTTGACAATCTTCATCAAGAAAAAATCCAATTACCCATTCTCCACCCCAAATACCTGTTGATTGATTATTACGATTTCCATGTGTTGTTGGTTTTGCAACGATTGCCCATGGTAATTTATCATCAACAAGTTCAGTTGCATCCTCAGAACTCGACATAGGATGCATTCCAGGTATTCTGACCTTTACCCTATCTCCATGCGTATCAACCCACTTAGGACTCTTTACATGCTGATTTTGATTGGGTGGTACTTGACCTAAAAACCATTTATTTGTACCAATATCATATCCTTGATTACTTGCCATTTCTAGCTTTTATTAGTATATAGACCGTATGCATCACGAACAAGAGTCATTGCCGTATATGATCTCTGAGTATCATAATGATGGCATAAATCCAAAATTAAATATTTTCCACTTTGAACGGGATCAGATGATCCTTGAATTTTTTCATCAGTAGTAATTGTTTCAAAATAACATTTAATTACATCACCTGCCTTAAGATTTGGATTACAAGGAACTTGTATTTTTACCATTTGATTGAATAATAAATTATACCTCATTTGAACCTTTCCCTGCCAAGTTTCAGGTTGTCCAGATAAATTTTCTTCTTCAACTTTTGGTGATAATGCACCAACATCTTTAACACTATAAAGAGTTCTTGTATACCCTCGATTTACTGGTTTAGGTACTTCATTTTTACCAAGAGATTTTTCAAGAGTTCCTAAATTAAATGAAACTTCCTCCTCTTTAAATGTCTTAGGATTAAAAAATACTGTGCGATTTGTATAAACACCAGATTTTAATGCATTAATTAAATTTTGATTTTTATTAACACTAAATGATGAAATTTTAAAATTAGTGTCAGTGTTAATACTTGAACGATTAACATCAGTCTTATAATATTCTTGAACTGGTTCTTGATCAATTAAACTATCAATAGATTTAAATTTATGCCCATCACGATTCTCGTAAAAGAAAAAACCAGGATTTCCATCTTCTGGTGCCGATTTTGATGCTAACATACAAATCACATCAAAAGGTGATTTGTTATTACCAACAAATGGATACTTATTACTTGTTTTTTCTATTTCAATATTATTGTTTTCTATCTGCAATAAGTTTTTTGCTATTGATCTAACGGATTCTGAATTATTTGATGATGCTGAATAATTTTGTTTAACATGAGTTTCTTGATTCACAATAGCAGATTTTGAAACAAGACTTAAAATAATAGATTCTCTTTGTGATTCTTGATCTGGATTCACTGAGCAATTAACATATAATGGTTTTCTTGTGAAATCAAGTGTTCCAAGTGCATTTGCAATTTTAAATTTTACTTCTTCAGATCCGTCACCAGTTAGAGGAAGTGCATTATAAATTCCACCAAATCTTTCCTGCCTATCATATTCACTATCATATTCTATACTTCCACCAGTATCAACAATTGTCATTATTGCAGTAATATTTGGAGATAATAAACTTTCATAATAATCAAAACTCGTTGTTTTTCCTTCTAAAACAATTTCCTTATCACCTTTTGTAAGTGTGAGTAATTGATAATTTGCTGCGTCTGCTGCGTTTGCCATTTATTTTATGCACTCCATAATGCCAAAAATTATACAGGTATTGGTTGATAATTATATACTGTTCTCGTAGTATTTATTGGTTGTATATAAACATTTACCATTTCTTCTTCATCATCCAAATCTTCATACATTGGTTGATTAATTGCTGCCATTTTTCTTTCGTTTAGTCTTACTTGTGTAAACATACTAAGAGATCCTCCTTCACCTGTTGTCGAACCACCATTATTCAGACTTTTGTTATATACCTGTCTCAATAAATCAAAACTTTTGACAGGTTGATTATATCTACTTTTACCATTCATCATTGGCAATGAAGCCCAAACTGGTGCCATTTTTGCAATTTGTTTTCTATTGATAGGTGCATCAATTTCTGCTTGGGACATTCTTGCTTGCCCTTTCATATAACCAGCAATTGCCATTGAATCCTGAACTTCAGGACTAAACAAAGTTTTTTCTGGATCAAAACCTGCAGTTCTGGCAAAAACCTCAGGTGTCATCATCTGATATGCGCCTACCGCAGCAGATGTGTATCTTCCATAAGTTGCTTCACCATTACGAAGTCTTTTCTTCTGTTCTTCAACAACCTGATTAATTGTCATGGATGTTAAATCCATATCACTTCTACCACCAAACCAAGTATTGTAACCTTGATCGTGTGATGTTCCTTCGGCAAACCTAATAGTATTCAGTAATGCTTTTGCATTTGATCCTGCTGGTGGAATTTGTCCAGTATATTGACCACCACTATTTGATGGTTTATCTCTAGAAGATTCTGATTCAGGATCTCTAGTATATTGTTCTCCATCAGATACTTTAGTTATTTTTGATGATTCATATGATTTTCTTTCGGAAGTTGTCCATTGTCTTTTTGTAAATTTTCCAGTTTTTGTATCTTTAAATCCTTCCATACCTCCTTGTTTTGCAAGAACAACACCTTTTGATCCCATATTCAAAGCTTTTGTAAACTTTCTAATATATGGTTCTAATAATCCAGTTTTACTAATTAATTTATCTACTTTACCACCCGGTGAATTCAACTTTTCAATTACACCATCAACTCTTTTTTTGTCTGCATCATATCTTGAGTCATCAATTTCTCCAGTCATAAACCCAACTATCAAATTAAATGTACTCTGGATTGGAGTAAATACTTCCACAACAATATCAAATACTTCCTTAACTTTTTCAATTATTTCGGGAGCAGCATTAACTATAATTCCTGTGAGCATCAATCCCAAAAATTCAAAAAATTTATCAAAAATACTACCACCAGATGGAGAACCGACAGATTTTTTAACTTCACTTAATGAGGATTTGATTGGAGATTCTATTTTTTTCTCTTTCTTTTTAATTTTTTCTTTACTTTCTTTCTTTAAAGATAATTTCTCTTTTTTTAAAATTGCTTTTTTCTGATCCTTATTACGTTTTATTAGAATACTACGAATATTGGAAGCGTTTAGTTTTATTTTTTTAACCTGGTCTAAATTCTTATTCATTTACTTCGTCCATATTGGATTTAATTCAGATTGTTCTATAGGAGTATTTGAAGTTTTTTTCATTAGAACTGGAAATGGCACAACTTGACTCTGAACGGTATCAATTGGTTGAATATAATAATATGTAGAAGTATTTTGATCAGATATTGTAGAATGTGATATTCTTCCAACAACTTCATCTGATGGCATATTTCCTCTAATTGGTGGAATTATATTACCACCTTCACCACTAGATGAAGATGAAGAAGTTCCAAGAATTATATGTTTTGCCATATCATATAATAGTTTTCTATTTTTAGCTCCACCATATGTTGTTCCATTTTTTTGAGTATCAATCTCATAATGTAAGTGAGGTCCTGTTGAACTACCTCTTCCAGGATCTCCAGCACCACCACCAGTTTTACCTAAAATTTCATTTGCTTTAAAATTGTCTCCAGTTTTTTTTAGTAAACTTGTTAGGTGAGCAAATCTAAACTGAACATTGAGATTAGGAACCCATGCATCAATCATATTTCCATATCCACCATTTAATCCTGCATACATAATTTTTCCTGCGTGAGCAAGAGCTAATGATGTTCCTGTAGGTGTTCCAACATCAATACCTCCGTGCATTCTACCCCATCTCTGACCAAAATGACTAGTGATTGGAAATCCTGAAACGTCATTTTGGGTTGTTTCACCACGAGAAGTGACAGTATCTCCTTCACGACCTGAATCACCCGAATCAATAGTAAAACTAGTAACACCACTTGTAGTAGGTGAACTTTCTCCACCACCCATTTTTTTTCTTTCTGCTGATGTCCATTCTTTTGCTATAAATTCATTAGTTTCTGTATTTAATACTCCCTCCTTGCCTCCTACTATAGCAAGAGTTATATTTTTTCCTTTTACTTCTTTTCTAACCATACCAATAAATGGTTTCAATTGCTTAATAAGAGCTCCAAGAGGTCCCATTTTTTCTGCAAATTGATCCACTAATCCACCATCTGCTTGAAATGATTCAAGTGCATCATCAATTCTCTTTCTATCTACATCATACTCTTTTTGATCTAACTCTCCAGTAAAAAATCCCTTAATCAAATTAAATCCACTTTGAATTGGCGTTAGAAAATTTACAATATTATCAACAACTTCTTTGACTTTTGATATAATATCAGGAAGTGCATTAACTATAATTCCTCCTATTATAAGTCCAATAAATTCTAATAAATTATCAAGAATACTTCCTTGATTTTTACTTGAAGTTGATTTTTTTATATTTTTTATTGATTTATTAATGGGTAATTCTATTTTTTTCTCTTTTAATTTTTTCTTTTGCTTACTTATTTCCTCAAAAATTCTTCTCTGATTTTCTTTTTGTAATTTAATTTTTTGTTTATTTTCTTGAACTAAAAAATTTCGAATGTTAATCGCATTAAGTTTTAACTGCTGTATCGGAGAAGCAGTTTTTGATACTGATTTTATTTTTAAAATCGGTGTTTTTGATTTTTGTGAACTATTTACATTTGATTCTTTATCATATATTTTTTTTTCTATATCACCACTACTAGTATTTAATGTCAGTGGTGAAGAATCTTTAGATATTTTATTATTTTTTTTATTTTTTGCAGCAGATTTTACTTTATCCTTTGCTATTTTTTTAACCGTTTTTCTCGCAACTTGTTTAGTTGCCTTACCTCCAAGTGCTTTTCCTAATCCAGTAAGAAGTGGTGCTACCATATTTCTACACTGTTATACCATATAACATCGGTGTCAATTGACGATATGGATCTGCCATATTTACACTAGAAATATTAGGAACTTCAGTTGCTCCGTCTCCAACACCCATATTTGGCATTTCTGGTGGTGGCAGTTGATTTGTAATTGTTGGAAGAGTTTGTATATTTACTCCTCCACGACCTCTTTTCTTAGAGGTAATCATCTCATATATTTTTTCTGTTCTCATATTATTTACAACAGATCCATCAATATTTGGAGAAAATATTTCCGGCCCATTTTCTCCGACCAGATATGGAGTTCCCGCAGATACTGGACCACCCATTGCTCTTGCTTCTATCCCACCAGAACCCATTATAGATTGAATTTTTGGAATGTATGATTCTTTAACTTCTTTTGTAACTCTCGCTCTTGCTTTAATATTAGGATCTACATAATCTCGTTTCTTTCTTCCACGTGGTGTTTCTATATGAGGTAATTGACTTTTCTTTAATTCTATTTCTTCTTTCTGTTCTTTTGCGAGTGATTTTAATCTTGCCCTTTTATCAAGTAATCCCTTTACAAGTTTTATTTTTTCTGGATCTTTAGGATCTCTATATGTTTGTTTTCTACCACTACCTACCCTCACCTTTCCTGCATTTCGTCCTCTCACTACAACTCCAGCATTTTTTAGTTTCTCGTCTATTTCAGAATGTGCTTCACTAAAATCCTCACCACCAGTCATCGCATTTCTAATCCCTTTTATTACCCATTCTCCTCCCTTATAAATCAGAATGCCAGCACCAATTGCCAATAAAATCTTCCAGAATAATGGATTTAACATCAATCCTAATAATGGTGTGGCAAGTGCTCCAATGACACTAGCCAAAGTTCCAATTGTACCAATTACTCCTCCAATTGCTCCAACCAAAGGTAATGCAAACAATACACCAATACCCGCAGCAACCCATTTCCAATGATCTTTAATCCAATTAAACCATCCCTGCACTTTTTCTTGATTTTCTTTATCCTTCAACCATTCAAATATTGCATTTGTAGCAAACCCAAGTGCAAGAGTTCCAACAAAATCCATAATCTTACCAAAAATTCCTTTTACAGGAGAAAGAATTTTATCGGATATTTTTGCTATATTAGACCCAAGTTTTTTTGATGATTGTTCTAATTCACTTTCTTCTTTACCAAGTTTTGCTTTTGAAGCAGCTTTTTTTTGCTTACTAATTTGATTTTTTTCTTGTTCTGATCTCAATGCAGAACTTCTCATAAGTTCCTGTTGAATTTGAACAAGAATCTTATTTGTTTCTATTAAACTCTTATTTAAATCATCTTGATTACTACCAGGAAGTTTTTTTCCTATATTATTTTTTTGTTCTTTTAATATTTTTTTAATTCTTGTAATTTTTTCAGTATTAACTACTAATTTATTTTCTACTTCAGTCGTTTTTTCAGAATTAACTATTACTTTCTTTTCTACTTCTTCAACTTTAGGAATTATTTTTTGTAAATTAAATTCTAATGCCTTAATACGAATTAAAGACTTTCTTATATGACCAGATAATTTACTTAATGTCTTATGAATATTTTTAATCGATTCTCCAGAACCTCCTCCAGCACCATCCTCTTTTCCAAAGACTGCTGATGAAACAGTCTCTATATTCAACTTAGGTGTATCAGGTTTCTTTATGTTTAAGTTAGATTCCACTCTTTTGTTGTGCCTTTAGGTTTTCTTCTTCAATGTATTGTTGAAGTAGAGCAAGATAAACTTCTCTCTCCCACGGAATCATATTTTCTAGTTCTGTTAATGAATATTTATGATGTTGCATCAAAGCAAAATTTATCTTGTAGTATGACTCAAGATTTGTATGAGCCATACCTAACTGAAAAAACTTGCCAATCCTTCCAGAACAATTTCAGACTCTACACCAGTTTTTGGATTCTTTACAGCAATAGTATGAGAAAGTTTTGGCATCGTAGTAAAGAACTTCTCAATTTGTTTGAATTGTTTAGTATTCAATTGTTCAATAAACTCATCCATTTCTTTCTTTGAATATTCTGATGCTTCCCAACTTTCTTCAGAATTATAAATCATTTCAACACAAGATGTAATCATTGAAAGTGATTGTCCAATTTCACTTGTACCTTCTGTTGTTTCAAAATTATTCTCGACAAATTGTTCCAGTGATGGATACTTGAGTTTCAATGAGAGTTCATCATCAAGTTTGATAATATTTTTATGCCCCTTATTCTTCTGAACTTTAATCGAATCAATATCAATCGACATTTCTACCTGAGTCTCTCCATCATCAGGACAAGTAATATTTACATCAACGGTTTCACCAACAGACTTTGATCTAACATTTAGAAATAGATACTCAATATCAAAAGTCGCAAGAGATTCTACTTTAACATCTTTCGAAATAATACAATCTGAAAGAATTTGAACAATTGCATTGGTAATCTCTGTCATATCTTCAGATTCCATTGCCATAATTAGAATCTTTTCTTCTCTCACAAGGAAAGGTCTATATTTAATTTTCTTTCCTGTCGAAGGCAACGTCAAATCATACGTTGGAGTATTAATCTTAGGTAAAGGCATAGTAATTTATACAATTCAGTTATTTTTATTTAGATGGTCAACCTGAAGGTCTACCTGCTCCAAATGTTCCTGCACCAAAAGATCCATCATTACCAAGTCCAGTATTTCTTAGTTGTTCAGTTGGTGTTGCTGCTCGTTGTGCTGGCGTTTTCGGTTCTTCTTGCTTCGTTGGTGCCTTTGATATTACTACTTTTGTTCCAGGAACCTTTGATTTTGCTTCTGAATTTGCCCTATCAAATGTCAATGTTGAAGTATTTTTTTTATTTTCATTATTAGTAGTTTTTGGATTTATAATATATCGATCATAATTAAAAGAAACATTAACTTTTAATATACTAGCTTCACCATAACTAAGTGGAATAGAAGTTATTAATTTCGGAAATGCATTAAAAAACTGATAATCTAATTGGGGACCATTATCTCTCTCAAATTTTGAAATAAACATTGTCTGTGCCTTATAATCATCAGGATATCTCATTCTACGATAATAATTTCCATTTTGTTCTTCCATTTCATCCTTAGATTCACTTCCTCCTGCAATATAATCAATCCAACCCTCAAATATTCTTAAATTTTTATAATCATAATCAATATAAAAACTAAAATCAATATCAGTGTATAATCTAGTATGTGCAAATTCTTGAGGAATTCCAATAAAGTCATTTTTTATTTCAGTAGTTGCAAGAGAACTAGATGGAAGTGAAGCTTCAGAACAAAGAAGACTTCCTTTACGACTCATATAATTGACTATATTCCTTATTCCAGTTTTACTCTCTATATTTTTAACAACTTCTCCTGGAAGACCACTGAAAGTTACTTGATATTGATTAGATTGTGAAAGTCTCCCGAATATATCTTTTGCTTCTTGTGTTTTTATACTTTTTACATAAGGACGAGCCACTCTAAATACCTATACTACTACTTGATTATTAGTTATTTAGATGTCATACTGTCCAGTTTGCGATAAGTCTTTTTCATCAATTCGCGGATTGATGGCACATATAAAGACACACGGATATACAACTCAAAAACTGTATGATGAATATAAAAAGTATGATGGTGATGGTATATGTAAGTGTTGTGGTGAAAAGACCCAGTTTATAAGCTATACCCAAGGGTATAATAAGTTTTGTTCTACTAAATGTGCAGGCAAAATTAATACTACTAATTACTGGTCTTCCGATAGCAATGAGGTTCAAAAAAGAAAATCTCAGCATAGAGAATCCTTTAAAAAATATCAAAATGTAAATGGACGCAAAAAAGGAACCAAAAATAAAAATCCATATCCAAAAACAGAGGAGGTATTAAATAGGCGTCCTCCAAGTTGGAAAGGTAAAAAGCATAGCAAGCAAACTAAGAAAAAAATGTCCGATACCAGAATTCGGATGATTGATAACGGAGAGGTCAAAATAATGGCATCCTATAAAGGAAGATACCAACCACTATACCCTCAAAAATATGTTGGAGACCATAGAAATATTATATATCGTTCTCTATGGGAGCGCAAATTTATGAAATATTGTGATACAAATGAAAATATATTATCTTGGAGTAGTGAAGAGGCCATAATTCCATACTATGATCCAACTACAAATAAAGTAAGGAGATACTTCCCAGATTTTTATATCAAATATAAAGATAATAACGGAAAAATTAAAAAGTCAATTATTGAAATCAAACCATTTAAGCAGTGTATCGAACCTAAAGTCAAACAAAGAAAGACGAAAGGTTATATCTATGAAGTCGTTGAGTATGCTAAAAATCAGGCAAAGTGGAATGCCGCCAAAGAATGGTGTTTAGATCATGGTTATGAGTTTAAGGTCCTTACAGAAAACGAACTTGGTATTAAGTAATGGCAAGAACAATAAAAAGAGGAGGAAGAATAGGAAGATCATATTATTATGTTTCTCAAACTGGTGAAGTAACTACAAGTAGTGATCCAAATGTAAAAGTAGGTTCTAATGTTTATGATGATGGAGTCCTAAAAAATCCAAATAGACCAACAGATGATGACAATAATCGAGTAAGAAATATTGTTGGAAATTTAATCGGTATTGAAACACCTGATGAATTAATGTCAAAAATATTAGAGGCAGTTAAAGATTCTGTAACTCCTGTTCCCATTCCTGGAAAATTTTATACTTATATTTACACTGCAAGATCACCAAATATACAATATGACCAACATCCATTAATTGCTTGTACAGATATATACAGTGTACCCAATGATTTTGCATTTATTGGTTTTAATTATCACTGGGGAAAAATAAGAAACTATAAACTAAGTAGAGCAGATACACAATTTTATGAGATATATGCAGGTGAAATTGCCGACCTGAGAGAAATTCCTTATGGAAAGTTTCTAAATACTTAAAAAAAAGATAGATGGAGTATACTGTTCCCCTTGATCAAATTCCTATAAACTTATCCGGACCAGAAGGTGATAAATATATTGCTGATTTGGATGCTGGCAAATTGACTCCAGCAAATCCACCAGCAACAGTTGCAAAACCAGGAGAAGGATCTCCAGGAGATGGAGGAGAACAACCGCCATCAACATTAAATATAGGAAGACAATATGATTATAATCAGATAATTGGTGGACTATACGAAATCTATCCAGAAGAGATATCTGATGTGATAGAACTCGGTTTTGCCAAAGTTCGTTCTAAATAACTAGAAAAAGATAAATGGCAGAACCTTTAAGATATCCACTAACAACATTTACAGATAAAACTGACTATTTGAAAATTGCTATTATTGATTATATATCTATTGGACAAAACTCTAATAACGAATCATTAGTTGGATCACCACAATCTAGAAAAAATAGAGGCAAAAACTTAAAGGAAGTAATTTTACTTCCAATACCATCCAATATCTCAGATAATAATGCCGTAAAATATGGTGAATCCCGTTTGAATAGTATTATCGGTGCTGCTGCTAGTGGTGTAATTGGTATTATGGAAAGTGGTGCTACAGAGGGAGACTTTGCACAAAAAATCAAAACCGCTATCACAGAGGCGGAGAACACTGCATCGAACGTCACGACTGCTGCTGGTGGATTAAGTGGAATTCAGGGTTTTGCAACAAGGAAACTTGCTTCGAGTGCAATTGGTATTATAGGTGGTAATATAACACCTTCTCAACTATTGGCAAGAACTACGGGAGAAATTTTAAATCCAAATTTAGAATTATTATTTGATGGTCCAACTCTTAGAACTTTTAGATTTCAATTTAAAATGGTGCCAAGATCCGAAGACGAAGGTAAGCAAATTAAGAAAATAATAAGAGCATTTAAACAATATATGGCACCGAGAGTAGAAGGTACATCAATTAAAGATACTTTTTTAAGAACTCCAAGTGTATTTGAATTAACATATAAACAAGGCAGTAAAGATCATTCATACTTACATAAATTTAAACAGTGCTTCTTAGAAAGTATTAATGTAAATTATACAGGTGCCGGAGTTTATAGTACTTATGATGATGGTACACCTGTTGCGATGATTATGGACTTATCTTTTAAAGAAATTGAACCAGTTTATGATGTAGATCAAAACGAAGAAGGAGGAACAGGATACTAAAATGGCATATTTCAGAGAACTACCAGATGTAGATTATCAGTCATTTCTTTCTGATTCAATTTCATCTAAAGAATATTTGAGAGTTAAAAACTTATTCAGAAAAAATAAGTTACGTGATGATTTACAAAATGTCTTTACAATTTTTGATAAGTATGAAATTGTAGAAGGTGCAAGACCCGATACAGTTGCCGAAGAATTTTATGGGAGTGCAGAACTTGATTGGGTAGTATTAATGACTGCCGGTATTATTAATGTAAGAGATGAATGGCCTTTATCAAATTATGTATTATACAGATATATTGAAAATAAGTATGGTATAGAAAACTTATCTAATGTAAATTATTATGAAACTATAGAAGTCAAAAATTCAAGTGGTAGATTAATTCTTCCTGAAGGTAAAATTGTAGATGAAAATTTTACTTTAAATTATACTGATAATGGCAATGCAATTTCTCTATCTGGTAGTGATGTAAGAAGAGGGATTAGCAATTTAGAATATGAGACTATAAAAAATAATAAAAAATCCTCAATTTATTTACTAAAAAGAGGATATTTACAGAAGTTTTTAAATGATATGAAACAAATTATGATTTATGATAGGTCTTCACAATTTGTAACTGAGTCTCTCATTCGTGTTGATAATACTAGAGTTGTACTCGCAGACTAATTAATCTGCTGCGAGTGCGGCAAAGTATGAAAGAGTATCATCATCTTCATCAGTATTAGTAGAAGAAAGGTCATTCAATTCTTCTTTCATTGACTGAGGGACAGGATTTGATTCTCCACGATTCTGCTGACGGAACTCTTCTTCTTCCTGAACTGATTCTTGGTCTTGGAACTTAGTTGTTCCTTTGATACCAAGAACATAATCAAGACGCTTCTTCAGTTCATCATAGGACTTGAACTGGTCAGGAGCAACAAACTCTTCAAGAGAGTACTCTTTCTTCCAGATTGCTTCCATTGCTTCGTCATCTTCCAGAAGTGCATCCTGACGGGCAAACTCCGAAGAATCATAATTACGATAACCAGCAACATTCTTTGCCTTCAGTTTGAAGTTAGCACCCTGCCAGAAGTCAAATGGATCAATTGCTTCCTCGTCCTCAAACTCAGGTTGCATTGCGGCAGTAATCTTATCAAATATTTTCTTACCGAACTTATACAAGAATACTTGACCTTCATTCTCAGGATTAGCAGGATCCTTGACGACATAGATGTTTGCAACATAAGTCAGTTTACGTTTCTGCTTACGTGCTTGGTCTTTACCACTATCAGTGCCGTTATTCCACAGCATCGTGTTGTATTCTGACATTGGATCTTTCTGACCCAGAGTCGTCAGAGAGTTCTCAATATACCATCCACCAGGACCTTGGAAGGCATGGGAATAAAGTTTAACAAATGGAAGATCTTCACCTTCAGGAGCAGGAAGGAAACGAATAACGGCATAACCATTACCGCCTTTATCACATTCTAGTTTCCAGAGACGATCATCTCCTGAACTACCTGCATTATTCATTTTTTCGACTTCCTTGACCAGTTTTTGTGTCAAAGAACCTAGTTTGGATTGCTTTTTAAGATCTGCAAAGCTCATTTAGATTACCTTAGATTTGTTTGAATATTTTAGATTTACTCGGATAGTATATAAGAAATTCTCTCAGTCGTCAATATAGTCTTTGAGAGATTTGATTGTGGCATTCATACTACTGAATAAAGTCATCATATCAGTCTCTGGTGGGAAACCCATCATTGAAACTGACTTGCGTAGATTATCTCTCATTTCGATAGCCTTTGGGTCATCAGAAAGAGATAGTCTAGTATACATTACTTGCTGTTTCTCAAGCAAGTTTGTAAGTATTTCAACGTGCTCAAGTTTTTGTTCACGGGACATATTACTAAAAGTAATAAAACTCTCGTAGATTTTTTCCTGCATTTCATTAATTTCACTCAGTTCTTCCTGAATGATTTCAGAATCAAAAAAGTCACTCATCTTGAATTTGAACACGTCAATGTTTTCTTTTAGTAGGGGTAATACTATTTATACGGGTCTTACACAAGTCAAATACCCCTACCCAACTTTGCTGCCCGCAATTATTCAACAATATCTCTAAGAATTTTTTTAAATTTAAAGATATCTATTTGAAGAAAGGGAGAATACTTCTGTATTTTAAGACTGACGGTTTCCCATACAGGATCTTTCAGTTCTTTATCAAACTTCTTTCTGAATGAGAATATTCTATCATAGATTACAAAAGTTTCAAGACTTATGTCTCCACCAAGAAATCGTTTTAAGATTGTTGGATGACCTTTCGAACAACTGAATAGATTCTCTAATTCGTTGTTCGAGAGTAATTCGTTGCTTTGTTCTTTGAACAAGTAAGTCAAACTCTGTTGTCTTTTTGTCCAATCTTGGTAGGTTCTTTCTCCAGAACTGATAATTTCTCCAATCCATAAATTTTGCGGGTTGTCGGCGTATGCGAAATTAGACACAAGAAATTTTACAACTTCTTCGTCATTATATTTACGACTGGTCTTTTCAAACCAATACTTATCTCTTCTTTTATTGAATGAAGAGATACTTGCACGGGTCTTCGCACCATATCGAAAGAAGTCGTATTTTGGGTTTGTAAAATGATTTTTAAGTGACAAATAATGTTGGTAGGTATCAAATGGAGTCACTTTCATAAGGGCAGTTTTGCTTTCGAAGTCGCTTTCATAAAATTAAGTCTCGTAGCATCCCACTTCAGTTTTTCTTTCAGTGGTTTTGATACAAGTTTTGTGACTGATTCTACATCAAGTTCATTTAATTCACAATAGTGACAAATGGCATCGATATAGTTTATTTTTTCTTCGGCAACAATCTTTTCAATTTCCAATGCAAACTTAGATGGTGTTAGAAATTTACTTGCTATTGCCTTCTCTAACTCTTTATTCTGATCCATAGAGTTCCAATTTATCTGTAACAAACTTTCTAATGTATTCGGTAAGAAGTTTGATGTACTTTGATTTGTCTCTTTCTTCGTAGACGACACATTCTCCATTTTCACAAGCCATAATGATTACAAATTTTTTGACGGGAATACCAGTCATTTCATACAACATACAACCATATGCTGCACATTGGACAAAATAGTTTTCGATCCAATCTCTTGGTTTAGGTTTCTTTGAAGTCTTAAAGTCAATGATTGCTAATTCACCCTCGTATTCTGCAATACAATCGACGGTTCCAGCAATACCTAACTGCTTACTATATAGGGAAGCTTCCAGAGCATGAATATTATCAATGTTCTTTAAAGTTCCCTTAGAAATCTTAAATAAGAACTCGGAAATAGGAGGAACTTTTGGCAACTCTATGTTTTTTAGGTGACACTCAGTAAGAGTGTGCATATCAGTACCACGACGTGTTGCAGCCTTTGTGACTCGATTTGCTTCTTCATCACCAACTCTTTTTCTCCATTTTACGAAAGTCTCCTTATTATAATGACTGGTCACCGAAGTGATAGAAACTAGTTTTAAGAGTTGTTCTTCATCAGGAACAAAGTAGTATCTAACTCCATCAATAGTCTCCCTCTCAAGTTGAGGAAGATTCAAATATACATGATTAAACATTAAGACCTCACTTTGTACATATTATAGCACATTATTATGTTTTGTGATATTAGACCACATTTTTCCATTTTTAATTTTAGTTATGTGCCCTTGCCTAACATTATACATTTTGGCAATTTGTTTTTGTGTCAAATTGCCTTCCCAACCAGTCAAAAATTAAAGTCCTAATTCTATTTTGGCAATAAGATATTCTTTAACCAAAGATGATCGAACAATGTCCTCAATACCAAACTCAATCATATCAAATGATGGCATTTTACGCAAGATGTTCATAAAGTCAACAATACCATTCCTTTCACCCATTTTAGTAAGGTCAGACTGGGTAGCATCACCACAGAAACAAATTCTTGTATTTTCACCAACACGAGTAATAATAGAATCTAATTCGTGCCCGGACAAATTTTGAAATTCATCAACAATCACAATCGCATTATCAAGAGTTGTTCCACGAAGAAATGATGTGCTCCAGAATTTAATAGTTTCTTGTGATTTTAGATTTCCATATAACATCTCAAAATCAGCATCAGAAGGCATCTGGAACATATACTTTACCATATTCTTATATGGAATTTGGTAGATGTCTGCCTTATCTTCATGAGAACCAGGAAGAAAACCAATCTCTCTGGTTGCTACAAGAGACCTCACAAGGTATATTCTCTCATAAGGAGTATTCTCATCTAACACATCTTTAAGTGCGTTAAAGAGGGTTATAAAGGTCTTTCCTGTCCCTGCACAACCATATGCGACTAAATGCTTTCCTTCCTTATAAGAATCAAACAGTCTTTTTTGATTTTCATTAAGTGGGTCTATGTCTACTAAGTAAGAAGAACTTAGTGGTTTCTTTTTTTTCATCTGCTTTGTTGAAAGACCAACTCCAATGGGTTGATCATTTACAGATGCTCTTTTTCTTCTTGCCATTAGATTTTACTTACTCTCGAACCAGGTGCTTTTGATGCCTTATTTAAAACTTCATTCCATCCAGGATTTTTTGCGACCAATTTATCTCTCCATTCACCAACATCTGTTGCCATAGGTGCAGTAGATGGATCTGACCAATCTCGTGTCCATTCAGGATTATCATCACACCATTTTGTCCATTCATGAACACTCAGAACGACTTCTTTCTGTTCACCAGTTTCTTTATTAATAATTGGGTATGTTGCCAAAATTTTCACCTCAATATAAAATATTTAGATCCATTCTGAAGATCTTTCAGAACATTACAATACCCAGTCCACATCTAAACCTCCAAGTGCTTCGGCGCAAGTTGGAAACTGCTCTACAAAGATTTTTTTACATTCTTTGGCAATGTCCATATGTTCTTTTTGAGTTCCTGATTTTTCTCGGAGTGCAATATAATGAATCCAAGAACGACAAGAACCACTCATATAAAGTCTGGTAGGAGTTGCTAAAGGAAGAACAAATCTTGCACATTCTTTTGCAATTCCATCGGTAAGCATTTGTTGATATAAATCCATACCTTGTGCAAAATAATCTTGCATCAACATTTGATACTTCTGAACTTTAAATTTATCAATATCATCAATAGAATTCTGACGATTTTTTGTATCTTGACGACGAAGTTCAGGAAGAGGAATATTTGTACTCAACAAAGATGAGTCTGCATATCTCTGAGAAAACTCCTGAAATGTAAAACTCCGATGACGCAAGATTTGAGCTGCAAGTCCTCTTGTGGTCTCAATCTCAAGAGTCATGAATGACTGCTCAAAGACACTCCAGTGATTGTGCTTGATACAATAACCCAACAACTTGACATAGTTTTCATTGGTCTGATTTTTCGGATTTGACACTCTCGCAACATAGGCCATAGTTTTCTCCGCATCAGGAGTAACACTGATCAATTTTACATTCATTTTCCAAATCCCTTTGAGTTCTTTTTATCTATATCAACAATCTGCTGTTTTACCGAACGCAGTTGTGATTTCATTTCTCTGATGCTTTCTTCACTGTAGAGGTAATCTTTCTCGATCAGTCTTTCAAGCAGTTTTACAAGTTCTTTTGCTTTTTTTGTTTCAATCATTTTTCTCATCATAGACTTCATCATAATCTTCAATATATTCACTATATGGATTATAGTCTACCTTATCATCTCTATCAGAATTTACTTCTGCCTTTAGAGAATCCAAAAGAAGTTCCAAATTACGAATAATCAAATTAACTCTTTCTTTTTCCATACACTATATTACTTCGATACCATTATAGCATAAAAAAAGAGGGTCTTGCAACCCTCAGGAAAGTTAAGTGCGATGATCGTCAACTTTGTGATGCAAACTTGCGTTCGATTTTGATACCACGATACATGAGATTGTGGTTACGAGTTGCAGTTTGCTCTGCCAACACAGCAGCTTTGTATGCTTCTGGGTTGTACTTAACACCACGATAAGTGATAGTAGACATGATTTTACTCCTAAAGTAGTTGGATTCTTAGGCCCGTTCCTTTAGTCGTTTGCGTCCCAATAACATTCAGGATTTGATTCCTTCATTGTCTCAACTAACTCAACCCTAAACTCATTACTAATATTTTCATTTGTCTGCATTCGCAGTATGATAGCATCAGTTTGAGCACAGGTGAGAGTTGTGTAGAATAATAGTTCTAACATGGGATGAACGATTAAAGTGATTTTTTCCAGCGACGAATAGAAGTATGAGATGTTTGATAAACTTCTGCAAGTTTTCTAATAGGTAAAGATAAAATAGATTCATCTTTACTTATATCTTTTAGAAAGTCATCATACATTTTACCTCTGTTATATTTTATGGTGTTATATTTTATGGATTTAGTACCAGTGTATTCTTGTGGATTACGACTTCTACCTTTCCACCAACCAGAAGGAATGTCATTCTCATAAACTACTCGTTCATTTTTACCGTCAGTAACACGAACTTTACCAAAACAAGGATTTTTTTCTCCAGATCTCTCTCCTTTTGGAGCAGAGTAAGAGAATGAAACAGATGTTTGCCTTGCTTTATTAGCAAAGTGAGGATTAGTATCAACTTGGTAAAACTTATGGAGTTTTACTTCTGCTTCAACTGCTTCCTCTCTCGTAGTATGTTCGGTAAGAATGATTTTACAGGAAGGATTAAATGTTTTGTCTCCGTAGGAACCAAAATAATTATCCTCCTCCACTGAATTACACTCACATCCTCTACTACCAATGTAGCCTCTCCCAAAGGGTTCGTAAGAGTAGTAAGTGTAGTAAATCATTCCAATTCTCCGTTCCGCGACTTACTTGCGTCAGAGTTTCCTCTGATGAACGATAGGTCTATTATAGACCCTATACTGTATTTAGTCAACCCCACACTCAAATTTGTCAAAAATGACGGATGTTGTCATTTTATTCAATGCTTCATCACCATAATTATCAAGCATATATTCACACATTTTAGAAAAAATTCTAGGAGATTTACTAGTGAACAAATCATTAATTTCAGATTTAATAGAACGAATAAAAAATTTAAGTTCTTCTCTATTCGTATATTTGTCGGAAAGTAGATCATACCTTTTAAAAAGACGAAAGTATTTTTCTCTATCAATCTCTTTGATAAATCTTTTTGCAATAACCATTTTTCTTATAATTTTTTCAAGTTGTTCATAATCATCATGATACTCAGGCAAATCTAAAGACTCAAAATAAGATTTTTTAACTTTAAGTGTTGAATACAATAACCAAATTTCTTCATCCACAAGAGAAAATTCATCATCTGATAATGCAGAAATACTTTCGGAATTTAAAGGTAAAACATCATTAATACAAGACAAAAAAAGTTTTAATTTACAATCTACTAAAGGTGAAATTCTTTTTGGTCCCTGAAGATCAGATGGAGTGAGAGGAATCATTTCAAGTGTCATGTTATTGTTATTAAGCACTCCCGTATTATACACGAAAAAGCACCCCTGTGAAGAGGTGCTGTGACAATTTTATAATCGACCCTACAGACCAAAAAATTGCTGGAGATTTTTTCTCGACTTTTTTGGAACTATTTCCGCTTTTTGGTTGGGGGTGGTGATTCTACTCCCCATAGTTTTGGATTGATTCTTCCCATACCAAAGTCAATACCTTTTAGATTGTCACGAAACTTATCCCAGTACATATTAAAGATACGAACTTCTTTTTGACTGCGAGTCAAATCATATCTCGTTTCTCCATCAACCACATAGGTGATTATCATGGCATCATAAGGATAATCTTTAGTAGATACTTGTTCCCAAGTTCCATTCTCTATCAGTATATCGCATCCGTATACGGATTTAGAGTTTTCTTTTTCTGATGATGTCCATGAGGTCATAAACTGTTCCTCTTCTGTTTTAGTGGGAGCATCTCCCAATTTATTTGCCATAATTATGAACGATTTCCCCAAGTAATGTCTGGATATGCTTCACTTACAATTTCTTTTGTGATCTTATATCTATCGGAAAGTTTTTTATCCTTACAAAGACAAATAATCTCTGCCTCTAATGGATGAAGTCCCTCAAGAATATTAATGAACATCGTTTCACGACGAACACCACTCATAGCATCATTACCACCCTTAAGAAAGTGATAGAAGTTCTTAAACTCTCTACGAATTGTAGTGTGTCCGTTCTTATCACTCGAACCCATAGAAAATGAATCCATTTCATGCATTCTACGGACTTCTTCTGTGATTTTAGTGCTCAGAGTTCCATTTGATGATGCCTGATCCTCAAATCCAGAATAAGGAACTTCTCCTTCAGGAAGCATAGAAATTATGCTTTCATCAAAGTTCCAAATCAATACTGCTTTTAAAGAAACATGTTCATACTTCTTAAGAACTTCAACCTTCTTTGCCTTACTTCTCTGTTTGGAAACAAGATCTAAAACTTCAAAGACAAATGGATTTTTTGGAAGTTCTAATGATACTGCCTTAGTCGTTGTCGTTTTCTTCTTCGTTGCTGTCGTCATAGTTTTCAAAATTAAATGCGATTACTTCATCTGGAATGAGATTTCCTTGCTCATCAAACATTTCAGGATGATATCTCGGTGCCTCTCTATAGTTCATCATGTATTCTCTGGAAGTCCAACCAATCATCAGTCCCATCATAAGAAATAAAATGGTTAGAAATGAACCAAATACTAAACTAGTTGCTAACATTTTTCTTACTCCGGGATGTCTTGATAGAAAATTCAAAATGAATATTTACTTTCCATATTAGAAAGCAAACCATCTTTTCAAACATAATGTGAAATGGTACTGTTTGCTTTCTCTTACCTCCATTAAGCAAGAATTCAATACCACGATTTCTGTGGTCTTCTGATTTATTTATGTTAGGACTTGATGACTTGTTGTTCTCTGAGGAATTTGATTGTGTCAATACATCCTCCTAATTTTTTATTGTCACATACTACCTGCGGAAAAGTAGAACCCATACCAAATTTAGCATAGAATTCTTCTCGTGTAAAGTCCTCTCCAAGATTATAAGTATCAAATTCTGTTCCTGTGAGTTCTAATACCTGTTTAATCTTATAGCAATAGGGACAATTTTCTTTTGTATATACTTTAAAATTCATAAATTAATTTCTGATTAAAAAATAATTTCCAATTACAAGACAATCTAGATCAATACTTTCAAAAGTTTTGATCGCATCCTTTGGATTCTCTACAATTGGTTGACCATTATCATTGAAAGAAGTATTTAAAAGAACCGGACAATCAGTTTCTTTATTATATTTTTGAAGAAGTGTTGCAACTTCTGGATGCAACTTTTCATTTACAGTTTGAATTCTACATGAGAAATCTTTATGTGTGATCGCACCAAGTTTCTTTCTTTGATGTGGTTTTACTACCAGAGAGTATAGCATATATTCATTTGGATATACATCTATAAAGTATTCTTCTTGATATTCTTCAAGCATAATACCTGCAAATGGACGCCACTCTTCTCTATGTTTAATGCGAGTATTGATTGTCTTTTTATTTTCTTTTATTGATGGGTTCATCAGAATTGAACGAGAACCAAGTGCTCTAGGTCCAAACTCTGAACGATTTTGAAACCACCCAACAATTTTATTATCAGCAAGAAGTTTAGCAACCTTCTCACACAGTTCTTCAAAGTTATCAAACTTCTTATAGTTTTTCCCTTTAAGTGCTTCCTCAATCTCTTCTTCACTATAAGTGCGTCCAAGAAGTGAAATATTGTGTGGGAGAGTTACTTTTTCTTTTGCCTTAAAAACACCATAACATGCAGCACCAAATGATAATCCAGTATCATCAGGAAATGGTGGGATGTGCATATTCTTTACAATTTCATTCTTACGAATGACAGAGTTTGTGAGAATATTCAGAAACACGCCACCAGCAAGGCAAAGATTTTCATCAATATATCCTTGTTCTTTGAGTGTCTTCATATAAACAAGCATTCCCTGTTCAAAATTATGTTGAAGAGTTCTTGCTTTGTTTTCTGGACTCATGTTTCCATAAACATAATCCTGTCCAGGAAAAGAGTTGAATGTAACTGAAGGAATACCTTCAAAAGTTTGTCGATAATCTTTTTCAAACTCTTTTACATTACCATATGCCGAAAGACCCATGACCTTGCCACAGAATGTCTCACGATACTCTGGATCAGTAATATTAATTTGTTTCTGAACCATCTCAATATAAATTTGATATGCCCATATCCAATAATAGTTTCCGAAGTTATTCAGTTCAGGAATACCGGGATGATACCTAAAAATACCTTTTTCTTTGTTAAAGTATCCTATAGAATGATTTTCTGTAGAAAAAGCATTACCAGTAGAATTGAATAAAATAGATCCAGCATTATCCATCGTAATAAATGTTCCTTCATTGTAATCTGAAGAGAACACTGATGAATATGCATGACACATATGATGTGATACTATCTCAACTTTTGCTTTTGGGAAATATCTTTTAAGTTTAGATTGAAGAGTTTGATTAATATAATTCTTATAGAAGTTTATATTTGCCATCGATGGAACGACAACTACATCAATATCTTCTTTAGAAAGATTCCCTGTCGATAAACAATAGTCTATCGATTTTCGTGGGAAGTTTCCATCATATTTAATACCAGTAAGTCTTTCTTCACTGATACTAGTTACATGATTTCCATTAGAAAATAAAGACACACTTGCACCATGTGTCCAACTTTCATTCATTTGTTCCCTCAAACTAGGATTATTAGAAATTAAAACATTCCATCCAATCGCACCATAAAGTCCAATAACATTCATTTATCAACTGCTTCTATAATTTTATCAAAGTTAAAGATTTCTTCATCCTCATCCACATAAGGATACTCTGCTTCTACTCCAGTAAAATCAAAGTCAAACAAATAACTATTTGGAAGTTTAAAGTTGGCAGGTTTCTCTGCTTGAATATTGGTATGTATATCCCATCCAAAGACCTTTGGACTAGTTCCATTCCATAATACCACAGAAGGCAATTTCAATGCTGTTGCTGCGTGTTGTAGGCAACTATCAATAAGTATTCTCTTCTCACTATTCAGTAAGATACTTACAAGTTCCATATTACTCATTGGATCTTGAACCACTTCCACACCATCTAATGCTTCAGAAGAAGGTTTTTTGACTTGAAAAATATGATACTTATCAGAATAATGATCTACAAGTTTTTGTGCAAGTGCCACAGGCATATCTCTTGCCCATAGATATGGTCTCTGTTCATTATACATTCCACCATTAGTTTGAAGAACCATAATAGGTTTTTCGTTTGCACGACTTTCCCAAAATTCTTTTGCAATCTTTTTCTGTAAAGGATTAAATTTAATATCTGGCATTTCACCTCGATATTCTAATCCATACATCTTAGACCAAGTTTGAATCAGAGGCAGTTTTTTATGAATATGATCAGTAGTGAAATAAGGTTCATTATGGAAAATTATTGAATCCTCATTTTCAATATAACTTTGATAAAAATAACTTGTATTGCCAAGTTGATATACTCTATCTACAAATGGAAGATTTTGAAATATTTCAGACCAGACAGAAACAACAATAAGTTGTCTACCTGGATGATTGTTTTTAATACATTTAGCTACTGCTGTTGCGGCAATATGTTTACCAAAGCCACCTTGAACATGAAATATAGAATACTTAAGTTTTGCCATAAAATTACCAAGGAGTTTCTTTGTTTACTGTAACAGGTGCTGGGGGATTAAGAACAGAATTGATCCAAGAAGTGTGTTGTGCAGTGACTCTTTCTTCTGCAAGTTCATCTGCAATCCAACCCAATACAATCTCTTCAGTCAAGTCTGCAAATGCAACAAATCCTTCAGAATCTGGAGTAACATCTTCACAATTAACTTGATAATTTTCAAAACCTTCAATTGTAGTTCTTTCTACATCAGAATCATCAGAGGATACCCATTTAACTTGAATATCACATACTACATTGTTTCCATCATTTATGACTTCAAGATTTTCAATTGTTCTTGTGTGCGTAATTGCCATTTTGTTTTAGTTAAATCTCTATTATTTATTTAAAGATAATATTATTATCCTTTGTAGGTGGTGCCTTTACCTTAGGGGTTACCGTAACAATATCAGGTGTTCCCCAAAACTCAAGTCGTCTTTTGTTTTGTTCATAAAGATCAAGAATTTCTTCGGGAAGAATTGATGCTGGTGGAGAAGAAGTTTTCTTGACCTCAGAACGAACCTGATGCATATCACTTAGTCCATAAGTTATCAAATCATCTTCCCTATGAATATTTGAGATTGATCCAAAGTCATGATCATAAAACTCTTCCCCAAGAAAATCATAGATGTCTTCCATTATTTTTTCAGGATTATCTACAAGATCATTATAGTCCACAAAATGCATTTTGTCACTTACATTTTGTTGGAATCCCATCATAATTGCATTCAGTGACTCATAAACAATACCACCATCATTTAGAAGATACATACATCTATTCAAATCATTAATAGGTATATCAGTTTTGATTAATTGTTCATCTACAAAATTAATTCTTGGTTGGCCTTCCTGAAAAGGATTTCGATGAATCATTGTCAGAATAGAAGTTAGAATCTCATCTATTCTACGAACTGGAACAAGAATCTTTGCCTGTTGTCCAATGTACCCTTCAATATAAGGAACTCTTGCAGTCCATGCACGATTTTTATCAAAGACAACTGGTTTTTGAACATCACTATAAAAATGATGTGGAATGCTACCAATGATCTCTCTGACTTGATCTGGTTTTGGATATCCATGATACAACTCATTACCCATAAAGTTTTGCTCTACGGCAAACATTGCACCAAGAACTGGACTTGATGGTCCAGAATAAAATCTTGGATTTTGATTTAAGATTGAAGAAAGCAAAGTGCTTCCCGAACGGGGAAGCCCTGCCATAAAATAAAAAGTTTTATCCATTCATTTATCATTCAATACTATTATATATTATACCATAAAATCAATTATTCAGTAAAGAATTAACTTTTTCTTCCAGTGAAGATAATCTTTCTTTGAGTTCTTGGTTTTCGACATCAAGTTCTTTGATTGCATTAACAAGAACAGGAAGTAAGTGCTCATGAGTAACACCCCACTTATCTATGTTAGATTTTGATGCAATGATTGTTTCATCACCTTCAAGTTCTGCAACCTCTTGAGCACTGAATCCATATCTGACTCTTTCATCAGTAACCTCATTCGTTTCTCTATTCTTAAATGAATATTTGATAGGATTAATATTCTGTAAGAATCCTCTTCCATGAGGTACATCACCATAAACACACTTATCTCTAATATCAGAAATAACTGTCCATGCTACTTGTATTGCGGCGCATGAGTGATTTGAATTACCCATTATAATACAATTATCACTTGTCGTCAGATTAATCAATCCTGTTGGAAAAAATCCAGATCCAGATGTTTGTCCAGCATTATAACCAAACGCAATATTATTACAACCTGTTGAATTATTGCATCCTGCCTTATTACCTAAGAAGGTATTATTTGATCCAGTGGTGTTGCATCTTCCTGCACTAGTACCAATGAAGTTATTATCACCTCCAGTGCAGTTGGAGACTCCTGCCTGAAAACCAAGGAAGTTATTAAAATATCCAGTGGTGTTGTTGGATCCTGCACTAGAACCTAAGAAGTTATTAAAATCTCCAGTGGTGTTGTTTCTTCCTGCAAAATTGCCAAAGAAGTTATTATTACTTCCATTGGTGTTTTTGCATCCTGCACTATTACCAAGGAAGTTATTGCAACCTCCAGTGGTGTTGCATTTTCCTGCACTATTACCTAAGAAGTTATTATAATCACCTTCAGTAATGCTATTACCAGCATTACATCCCATAAAGATATTAAAGCAGGCAGTTCCAGTAGAAGGATCATAAGAACCACCAGCACCACCACCGGCAATTAGGTTTCCATCTGCATCCTGCTCAAATCCAGAAGTAGGTAAGTTTATTAGATTAGATCCATCACCATAATAGAAATTAGCGGTTACAATACCGGCATTAACGATTTGAGTATTACCAGGATCAGCAGCACCTGACGGAACAGTAGTTCCAAATCCGACATTAAAACTAGAGTCACCATTAAACCAAGAAGTATTACCAACACCAATTGCTAATTGATTACTACCTGTGGGATCGGGAAGTTGAACATTGCAACCAATAGCAATATTATTACATCCTGTTGTATTAGTGCATCCTGCATTAAACCCAAAGAAGTTATTATGAGTTCCAGTGCTGTTGAAGTATCCTGCAAGAGCACCAAAGAAGTTATTATGATTTCCAGTGGTGTTGGTGGATCCTGCATAAGTTCCTAAGAAGTTATTACAATTTCCGGTGGTGTTGTTGAATCCTGTACATTTACCAATAAAAGTATTTTTAGATCCAGTGGTGTT